GGATGAAGCTTGGACTATTCTGTTTATAGCTATCATTGCCATGTGCTTTATCCCGCCATTGCAGCCGTATGTTGAGCGTGGGTTCGATGCGCTGGGCCGCACGCCGGATTGGTTCCAGTGGGCAATGTATGCTAGTATTGCTGCATCATTTGGTCTTAGAGGCATCAAAGGACTGAAGAAATGAAGCGCAAAGCAAGCAAGCCAAAGTCTCGCGTAAACGAGGCTGGTAACTATACCAAGCCTACGATGCGCAAGAACTTGTTCAACAAGATCAAGTCTGGCGGTAAGGGCGGCAAGCCTGGTCAATGGTCAGCGCGTAAAGCGCAGATGCTTGCAAAGCAGTACAAAGCCAAGGGCGGGGGATACCGCTGATGCCTCTCAAGAAATCACAACGCAGCCTTAAATCTTGGACAAAGCAGAAGTGGCGCACCAAGTCTGGCAAGCCATCAACACAGGGTCCGAAAGCCACAGGCGAAAGATACCTACCGTCCAGAGCCATCAAGTCTCTGTCCTCTGCTGAATATGCAGCCACTACTCGTGCCAAGCGCAAGGCTACCAAAGCTGGAAAACAAGTTTCCAAACAACCCAAGAAGATTGCCAAGAAAACTCGCAAGTACAGGAGAGTAAAGTAATGCCAGGTATGATGTATTCTAAGAAGCAAAAGACTATTGCCAAGGCAGCAAAGCCGCGCAGCAAGATTACTGGCGCTGACTTCAAGGCCATGAAAAAGAAAAAGAAGAAGACACGCAAAGCATGAACAAAGATAAGCTACGTCAGGAACTTGCAGAGGACGAGGGCTGCAAGTACGAAGTGTACCTCGATCATTTAGCACTGCCCACGATGGGTCTGGGGCACCTAATTGTGGAAGATGACCCAGAACACGGTCAGCCTGTTGGTACGCCTGTCTCTGAGGAGCGTGTGCGGCAAGCGTTTGCTCTTGATGTCGCTGTCACGATTGATGAGTGCAAAGTCCTGTATTCTGACTTTGATGATCTGCCGGAAGAGTGTCAGCTAATCATAGCTAACATGATGTTCAATATGGGGCGTCCGCGCCTCTCCAAGTTCAAGGGTATGAAGGCTGGCGTTGATGCACGCGATTGGAACAGGGCGGCAGACGAGATGGTAGACTCACGCTGGCATGATCAAGTCCCTAACAGAGCCAAGCGGCTCGTCAAGCGTATGAGGGCTTTGTCTGATGGCTAGGACACCGGCATGGCAGCGTAAGGCTGGCAAGAATCCCAAGGGCGGCTTGAATGCAAAGGGCAGGGCTTCTGCACGCAAACAGGGCATGAACCTAAAAGCGCCTGTGAAGAAGGGTGACAACCCACGCAGGGCCAGCTTCTTGGCGCGTATGGGTGGCATGAGGGGGCCGGAACGAGATGCGAAGGGCAAACCTACCAGGCTCCTGCTTAGTCTCAGGGCATGGGGTGCAAGCAGCAAGGCTGACGCAAAGAAGAAGGCTTCTGCAATCTCCAAAAGAAACAAAGCCAAAAAAGGTAAGTCAAAAAAATAAGGGGGCAAAACCCCCCTATTTATCCCCCCCATATTTCTCTGGGTGAAGGCAACCTAGACATATGTCATCGCCAGTTCCCAAAGTAACCCAGTCATCGTTGGCATAGTCACACTGCTTGCCGCAGTATGCGCAGTTAAACAACATGGATCTTCTTGTATACCTGTGAGTTTTTGCTGCGGTGGCTTTGCGGTTCTTCCGGCCCAAATTCACGCTCCTTCAACTCATCGACCAAACGCTCTGCTTTTTCTAGCCAGCTTGTGAACTCTGGTGAACTTTCTCTTTTAGAGGCATGCACCATTGTTGTGTGATCTCTGTTCATGGCATAGCCCATCCTACAATAAGACAGGGTTGTGTGGTTTTCACACAGCCGCACAAACAGTTGTCGCGCATCCACTAGGTACGCCATCCTGCGCTTTCCACGCAACTCAGCTAGACTGAAGTTAGTTACTTGCTGCACGATTTCTATGATGTCCAGCGCCTCTAACTCACGGCAGTATTTTTTCCAGTTTTCTGGCAGCATTTGATTAGCCTTCTGCCGGCCCGATACTGATCTCTCCGATATTGGTATTATCTTTCTCACGCTCTTCCTCCTTTAACATTTCCATTGCTACCTCAAAGCAACGCCCTGCGAATGTCAGCATTTCTCTGCTGTTCATTTTTTTGATGTGGAGGTTGCCATCAACACTGACAGCAACCCCATCGTTTCTAGGTATTATCAGGAATGGATGCTGGTGCATCTGTGATCCTTTCGATTTCATGCTGGGTAATGTACCAGCGGCCACCCAAACGCTTGCCTTTGATAATCCCCTTGTGGAGCATCGTACGCAGCATGTTCACCTGAGACTTACTATCGGTGCCAAAGAGCAATAGAGAGGCCTCACGGGGGCTTAGAAGCGCCTTAGAATGGGATGTCTGGGTCATCGTCCTCTGCCTTTGGCTGTGGTGCCGCATATTTAGTACTGATTGCGTTACCGATTGGCTTCATAGCTGGCTGTGAAATGCCGTCAGCGATACTGTCCTCACCCTCGTATTCAGTGACACGGGAGATGCGAATAGAGATAGTGCCATCCTCGTTGGGGAACAGCGATACTTGGTGGCGCTGTCCATCTCGCAAGGTGATATCCGCATAAGTCTTTTGCTCAGCATCGTAAGGCTTCCAGTTGCCGTTGCTATACTGCGCCTTACCTTTTCCCTCAGTGTTGGGGAACAGCTTGATGTAGGTAACTGTGTCATAGCGTCTAGCCATTCTGTTTTAACTCCTTCATGCGCTTCTGGCATAGGTTTTTGATGTTCTGAAAGATCTCAGGAAACTCTTTGTTAGATATTTCCATGTACTTCTTAGTGAAGTCTGCGTTCATCCAGTCGGTAATCTGCTTCATGTCAAACTCAGGCAGATAAGCCTCTGCTTGCTGTTGCAACTCTAGCAGACTAGCCGGTGGCTGCTTGGGTGGTGGCATGGATGCAATGGCTTCCTCTTTCCTGCCCACACCATCCATCTCGTTGGCTGACGCATACTCGCCGCCAGCTAGGCCCAACGATGCCAAGGCACGGCCAATGGCAGATGTCTCACAGTTTTCCAAAGCGCTGGTCTTGTTGACGTTGCCCTGTCCTCTGATCTCCTCTGCCATGCCGGCACCTACGGTAACGCCGTCCATGTTGGTTATCTTGGCCTTGACGACAACGCGCTGCCCGTCGTCTACCAATATGTGTGTGTCTACACCGTACTCAGTGCCGTGCATCTGACGGAACGCTTCCATCCTATGCACGACCTGGGTGTATTTCTTGCCGCCGCGCTGAGTGACGCCATGACTGGCGTTCAACTCAGACACAAGCTGCATAGTTTGCTTCAAGTCAGTCATTCATTTCTCCGCTGGAAACGCCTAGCTTATCAGAGATGAGATGTACAAACAGTGCCAAACTCTTCTCCATTTCAGCGACCCTGTTGTTGCTTTCATAGACAGCCTTGTGCAGTTCATCGACGCGCACAAACAAATCGTTGATGCTGTCCTGCATGTCATGTGGTGTGACGTGCGGGGTGTATGTGTCATCCGGTTCCATTAGAAATCCACCATTCTGTCGTTAAGAGTAACCGTCACATCAGCCTTTGTTGATGTCTTGCCATCCTTATAGTTTTTGTAAGCACGACTGAGCATGATGCTGTACTGATGCGCACCAAGCTGATACTGCCTGTCGATGCGCATGCGGTTCACGTTTTCTAACAAGAACGGTATTGGCGATCTAACTTTCGTACCTATGCCCTTGCAGAAATCATCGAAGAACGCGAGGGCATGGCTCCGCTGCCCCTTTTGCACAGCCACATAAAAGAAGGCACCGACGATGCCACTAGGCCATTTAGTTGTTTTGTAAACGCGCTTGGCAACTGCAATGCTTTCTTGCAGCAGATCGTGATCCAATTCGTCTAGGTATTTCCTCTTGATCCAATCATTCGATACGCTTTGTGCCGGCGACCTAGACAAGCCACTTTCGTAGGAAATTATCATCTTGATGACAGTAGATGCCATTGAATAGTTAGGCACACCCATCATTGCCA